TCAATCGGGAATGATACGATTGAGCACTGCGACCGCTCTTTCTTCTTCCCGAGGATAAAGGTGACTATATGTATTCCATGTCATCTGAACGTTGCTATGGCCAAGACGGCGTGCGATTTCTTGGATGTTAATTCCCTCGTTCACCAGCAACGAAGCATGAGTGTGTCTGAAATCATGAATACGGATATGCGGCAAATCGGCAGCCTTTGCATACATCTGATTACGCTTATCAATTGAGGTATCACGCAACGGACGCTCTCCCCCGCACACTCGATAGTCCTCACTGAAAAGCCGCGAAGTCTCCTGTTGTCTTGCCTTGTGCTCATTCAATACCGTCATCAGCGGATCCGGTATCTGCAAGTCGCGGTAGCTGGATCTGTTCTTAGGTGGAGTTTCAACATCGTCACCCTTGAGCTTCTGCGCAATACTGCGGCGGATATGCATTATATTTCCCTCAATATCAGACCATTTGAGCGCATTGATCTCGCCTTTACGAGCCCCTGTGTAAAACGCGATACAGAAGAACACATAAAAGCTCCAATCCGAAATAGTCTCCGCGCGCTCTCTTGCCGCTGTGATATACGCGCGGAACTGTTCGGCCGTATAATAGTGCAATTTTTCCGCAGGTTTGTCAACTGCATCAGCATCGCGGAAATTGCCTAGCGCAGACAGCGGATTTTTTGCGAGGTAGTCCATTTTCACGGCGTAATTCAGCATTGCCACAAATGCGGCATAGGCGTTCCTTTTTGTTGTTATAGACAGTTCAGAAGCCGCTATCTCATTTTTCCACTGCGCAAGCACAGGCTGAGTCAGGCGATCCAGCCTATAATCTTTCATAGTGGGTAGCACGCGCGAGCGTAAATTGCGCATAGCACTATCGTGTGAAGTTTTGCGCGTTTCGTGGCTGTGGTAAACCTCATACTCATCAAAAAGCTGCTGCACAGTAAGTCGTGAAACAGTCGCACGTTTATCCTTATACTCCGCTATAAGCATCTGCTCCAACGCGACAGCCTCGTCCTTGCCGTAAGCAGTGCGTTCAAGTTGGCGGGGCTTCCCCGCTGCGTCGGTATAGTTCACACGTACGCGGTACTGCTGCCTGCCGTCTTTTTTGACGCCTGTTTTGTTGATTGGCATGATACGCTCCTTTCTATAACTCTCCCCTGCTCTTTCGGGCAGGGGAACTTTTATTCACCATATTGACATTCATCGCTTTTTGAGTCTTGCGAAGCCGGATTGGGACTACTAATGGTGTTTCGAAATCGTTGTTTGAGACCGTTTAATGATAATTCTTTTTCGAGTTGCGTTAAGCATAATTCGCAATACCACACACCTTTAATTGATTCTACCGCAGGTCGTTTTTTACATTTCTGACAGGTAGGCATAACAGTATTCTGATCTATAACAATAGGCATAACACTTCTCCAATCTATAACAATATGTTAGATTTTATCAGATTGCTATTGCACCAATTGTTTGTTGGCGCATTTTCTTTCTTCTTGTTTTTCATCATTTATAGCCACAATGTCAGCATATAGCTGTTCTTGTTCATGTCTATTTATATACCATTGCTGGATTAACAGCTCAATCAACTTTATAAGCTTCTCAGCCTCGCCGTCATCAATGTCGATAATGGTGTTAGTATCCTTCTCCATATGAGCGCCGATATTTCCGAGAGATCTCAAAGCGCTTATTGCATTCCATTGAGCTGCAGGAATAATATCTTTTAGATCATCAATCTCATCAACTAGTCTACTTTTCTTTACACGCCAAAAATCTCTTATCATGCCTTGCAAGCATCGTCTGGATAATGTAGCTGATGCTTTAGGACTTAAATGTAAAATTGCGCAAGCCTCTTCGTAGTCGTTCCTAATTGCCTCTGGAATATATTCAGGGAAAAGCTTGCATTCTGATGACGGCTTAACACTGTAATGCTCCCAGACCGGTAGTCCGTTTTTTATATACTCATCAATTTTAATAATATCGCGTTTGCATTCAGGACACCTGCTAATAACAAGGCGATAAAACGGATTTCTATAACCGTTAAAATATTCATTAACATCATTTAAATCAAAATAATATTCATTCATGGTCCCGAGGTTTTCCGATTCTTTCTTATGCTTGTACAACGAATAAGAAGCTGAACAATATGGACATTTAACTGTGTTACTCATATGCACTCCTTTGCCACTCCTTAGAGTGGCTTTTGTTATTTATGTATATTAAACCCTTATAAAAATTCGTAACCCATATTTATATAAATATTGTAAGCAGTACGAACGAAATCCTCAGTTACATCAAAATATTCCGCAAGCTGCCAAGTTTCGGTATATCCTTGTTTACACGCTTTAATAAAATCTTCATATGGAATTAACTTTTGTGCAGCCCATTTATTCGCGCGGTATTCATGTTTACTTATTATATCAAGTTCACTGTATCTGTTATAAAATGCTCCTTTTGTACAATGTCCCAATTCGTGAGCAAGTCGGATTTTTCCTATTGTCTCACAATCAGCGACTTTTTTATCCAAACCAATATAGCAGGTACCGTCTTCCGTCATAAGGGAAATAGAACCGCTTTTAGGGCAGTTTATATACGCAACATCTATATCATTATCTTCCGCTATATCACAAAGTTCGGATAATTTCATTTTTTACCTTTCTGCTGTTCGCGTTGTTTCACAAATTCTGCAAAAGCTTTGACTTCTTCGTACATTTCATCAGTTACACCATCAGAGCCATTAAACAATGCAAATTTAATTTCATCATCAGTAGGCGGTTCAGAACGGTTTTCGTTAGTTTGATTAATTAGATAATTAGGAGTTACATTGAAAAATTCAGCTAACTCGCTAATCATTTTATAATAACTTTTCGAGCGCCCGCGTTTCCAATTGTCTACTGTTTTATTACGAATACCAAAGTCGTTTTCAAAAGCAAAATATGAGGTATAATCTTTTTCAATTAATTTAATAATTTTCTCTAATGTTTTATCCATTACTTTCACCCCATATCATTGTTGAAAATATCTATTTTTTCGTTAATTTTTTATTGAAATGCAACAAATTCGTAATTTTTACGAAAATCATATTGACTTCGTAAAAATTACGATGTATAATATTATTTGTAAGAAAACCTTGAAAAGATAATAGCAAAGCACGCCGTTCACGGTATAGTTTTCCGAAACAGCTGACATTGTATTACTTGCAATTTTATAATATCACTTTTTCACTAATCTGTCAAGGTTTTTGTACAAATAACTCGAAAAGGGGTGATGACAATTAACGATTACAGAAAATTCCGTGCAGAGATCAAAAAAGAATTGGTCCTGCGCGGTTGGAAGCACAAAGACCTCGCTAAGGCCACAGGGTACTCAGTTAACGCTATTGACTCACTGATGTGCGGTACACGAGCCAGTGATAAACTAGTCTCCGCAGTTGCTGATACCCTCAACATAACGAAGCCTACAATTTAAGAAAGGAGCCCATAATGTCAACATCAAACATTAATGTCCGCATACCGCAGCTTGTTTCGCTTGAAGCCGCTATCCGAATATACTACTCACGCATCGAGTTGTCAAACAACGATATCCGCGAGCTTTTTGGTAAGATTGGCAGTGCGACCATAGTAAAGCTTAAACGCAAAGCCCGTGAAGTAATGCAGGACAACAAGCGCCCTATATGGAATGCCAAACTGGTAAATACCGAAGATGCATACACAGCATGGGGGCTTAACATTGCCGATCTTGAACGGCGGCACAAAAAGTTGCAAATGTTAGAAAACTAACCTAACCATTTTTACATAGGAGGGAATCTTGATAGAGATTTTAATAGACCGCCGCCACAAACAACAGCTCCTGCTTGAAGCAGGCCGTCGCTCGCGTATCGGAGTATCGCACGATGCGACGTGTATATTTCGCTGCCCCGCGTGTGGCGAAGAAAAGGCTGCGGCGGCAGTATCAAAGAGCGGTAACACGCTTGCGGTAAGATGCAGGGCGTGCAAGCTGATGGCGTTTGATTATGACTACAAGGAGGATAAGCCATGCGTGAAAAAATAGCCATAGCAATGCTTGCGGTAGGGCTGATCATAGCCTTTGATGCGTGTGCACAGGCCGAATATTCAATGATATGGACAAGCACCTTTTTGGTGCAAGGCTTAATCGGTACAGTGCTTGCGGTGGCGAGTGTTATCGTATCGGGCGCGGTCTCGAAAGATAAGCCCGAGAAAAAAGGAAAACGCCGCCCCTAATTGCAGTTAGGAAACGGCGCAAACAAAATGTTTTACAGTGCTATTATAGCACAGAAAGAGAGAAAAGTCAATATGGCACATACAGCAATCGAAAAAATTAAAGCTGAATTTAAAGAAGCCAAGCTTACAAACAAAGGAAAAGCGGTTGGACCGAGCGTTTTAGATGCACTTATCAGCTTCTGTGAGCAGAACAGTGAATTTGCGCAGGCAGTCACACAGAACGACAAAACGGTTGGCGAGTGCATAGAAAACACCGTAAAAGGCAGCGGCAGTTCTATCTCTGACATAGAAGTCTATCGCAAGGCTGTGGAATTCTATTTCAGCGGTGCGACGGTGCGTTTCAACATGGTCATCGACCTCGGCGATGGTGGATTCAGCAATTCACCTGCTACTCATGCAGAGGGCAAACCTACGCAGGTTACATCGCTTCAACTTTCGCTTGATGATCTGTTGATGTGAGGTGCGGCATGAAAAAGGAACGCAAGGAAGCATTACTCCGAGAATTTCCGCCTGTACCTGACGATATAATGCAAAAAATGCTGACAAAAAGCAAATACGCTCGCAACTATGCCGTTATGCTTACGCGTGGTAATGAGCTGTTTGTGAGATGCTTTCACCAATATTGTAAAGGAGCACTGGTCGAGCGACAGCGTTATGTATTCGCTAAAGACGGCTGTTGCCGCTACGGCTCAAAATACGGAACAAGTTGGCAGATAAGAACAGAGTTCAGAGAACCTGTCTTCTGTCTGACATCCTACGGCTACAATTTCGATAATTCCTATACCGTGTTTAATTTCGAAGCAATAAAGAAAAGCTGTATGAAATATTCTTGCGCCGAACTTTACAATGGAGAACTGCTGATGGAATATATGCAGCTCTACTGTAAACATCCTAATGTAGAATACCTGATGAAAACAGGATATGATCATCTTGTAGAGGAACGGGACGTAGGTTATTATTGGAGCGTTCGCAAATCGCTCAGCACACACCCTAATATCAACTGGAAAAGCAACGACTTGCTAAAAATGCTCGGTCTTAACCGTGCAGAATTCAAGGCGTTGAAAGGTTTTGAGGGTTGCTACGACGATTATTTGTGTTGGCGTGAAAAATATCCAAAGTACCGCCCCGAGGAGCTGCTTTCAATAGCCCGAATATTCAAAAGTGAATACAACTCCGCTGATAGACTCAGTAAAACAACAGGCGTTCGGCTCACGAGACTTGCAAGATACCTCAGCGAGCAGAATGCCCGCTCCCGGGACTACAGCGATTATCTCGACCAGTGCCGTATGATGAATTATGATCTGCATGATACTGCGATATGTATGCCGCGTGATTTTGAAGCTATGCACACGCGGCTATCTGAAACGATAAACTACAAGCAGAACGAAGAAACGCGAAAACTGTTCGAAGAACATTATACCTTTCGAAAAGCGCTTGAATTCAGCAATGGCGAACTGCTCATACGTCAGCCCGAATCTCTGGACGAGATTGCAACCGAGGGCGCAGAACTGCACCATTGCGTCGGCGGCTATGGCAAGCGTCATGCTCAAGGAAAGCTCCACATTCTGTTCATCAGAAAAGCCGACAAACCCGATGAAGCTTACTACACTATGGAACTTGGCCTACGCGGTGAAATTCGGCAGGTCAGAGGGCTTCGCAACTGCGATCCGAACAAAGCAGTGAGCGCGCTGATAGAAGAGTATAAAAAACACATTGACGGCATATTCAACGACAAAAAGAAAGCGAGGAAAACAGCATGATAGAACCTGCAATAAGAATGCCGCCTGCTGATAAAGACAAGGCGGTCACAGATCAGTACATAGCAGCGGTGAATCTCAACCGCCGCATCATAACAGCCGCGCAGCTTGCACAGCAGAGTTTGTATGAGATGTGTATGGGCTTCAAGGAGATGCGCGACAGTAAGCTTTACAAGGAGTTGGGGTATAGCAACTTTGAAGATTATTGTGAGCAGGAAACAGGAATTACACGACAGCAGGTCCATAAATACATCGTTGTCGCTGAAAAGTTGCCAAAGGATTTTGTAAACCCGGGTTTACAAATTGGAATCAGAAAACTGTATCTTCTCGCTTCCCTCTCCGAAGAAGAACGCACCGAGATCACCGACAATACCGACCTTGAAAACACCACTGTCAAGGCTCTTGAACAGCAGATCAAGGAGCTTCGCGCTGAAAAGGACAAAGCTGTGGCAGATAAATCTGCAGCTGAGGCGCTAACCTCGGTACAGGCTGACAGAGCAGCAACACTTGAAAAGGCAAAAACGGCGCTTTCTGAACAGATAGCAGACCTCAAAATTCAGATAGAGGAGCTTGAAAACCGTCCTATCGAAACAGCCGTTGAATATCGTATGCCCGAAAACGCTGTGACGCTTGACGCTTATCAGAAGCTTGCAGAGGACTTTGATGCAGAGCGTCAGCAACTGGAGGGTGATCTCATTACCGAAAAGCGGCGCGCACATAGTGAGAAAGCAGAGCTAGAAGAAAAGCTCCGAAAGCTTCAGCAGGAATATGATGCTCTGAAATCAGAACCGCCGCAGCCTGCTGCGACCGATACCTCAGAGGTGTTCAAAGCATACTTCAAGACCGCATACGATGCGCTGAACCGCCTTGTAGAATACACCAAATCGCAGAATAACGCTGACTACCGCACTCGTACCGAAAAGCTCATTGAAACTGTAAAAGCATCAATGTAAAGGAGAATAGATATGACTTTATATGAATTGACAGACGACATCTGCATGATTGCAGAGAACCTTGAAGCGGCTCTCGCATGGGAGCCTGACACTGACGCAGACGGAATGCCTATTGATGATGACGGAAATATCATTGAGAATGTGGAAGCTTACCGCGCAGAGATGTTATCTGCGTGGCGCGATACTCTCGCCGCTGTCGAGGGCGAATTTGACGTCAAGGCGGGCAACATCGCCGCCTACATAAAGAATCTCAAAGCGGAGGCGGAGCTTCTCCACAAGGAAGAACGTGCTCTGCGCAGTCGCAGAACTGTCAAGGAAAAGGCTCTTGACCGTATGGTGGAATATCTGCTCGGCGAAATGGAGCAGACAGGCAAGCGTAAGATCGATACACCGCAGGCATTGATATCCATTCGTAATAACGCCGAAAGCGTTGAGGTGGTTGATGAAAAATCATTTATCGAATGGGCACAGAACAACAAGCATGACAACCTGTTGAAATATTCCGAGCCTGAGATACGCAAAACACCGATAAAGAAGCTTATTCAGAGCGGCGAAGAACTCCCTCATACAAGGCTCGTCAGAACACAGTCGCTGATAGTTAAGTAAGGAGGACGATATGGCTATATTCGAAAAAGTCACACGAAAGAAATCAAAAGCGCGCATTGCGCTTGTAGGACCATCGGGTTCAGGAAAGACCCTTTCAGGACTACTTCTTTCCTATGGCATCACAGGCGACTGGAGCAAAGTCGCGCTTATCGATACCGAACATGAACGCGCCCGCTTCTATGCGAATCGCTCAGACTACAATATCGGCGAATTTCTGTATGCGCCGCTGTATCCGCCCTATTCTCCCGAACGATACATAGAATATGTGCAGAGCGCGGCTGATGCAGTAGGCCCTGATGGTGTTGTCATCGTGGACAGCTTCTCCCATGCGTGGGATAACGAGGGCGGCGTATTGGATATCAAGAGCGAGATCGCTAAGCGTCAGGGCAAGACCGAATACACCGCATGGGATGAAGCCGGAAAGATACAGAACAGCCTTGTGAACACGATCCTTTCTGTCCCCTGCCATACCATTATTACAATGCGTACTAAGATGGCATATGCAATGGAAGTCAATGATCGCGGAAAAACCGTACCCATCAAGATCGGACTTGCACCTGTACAGCGTGAAAGCACAGAATATGAATTTGATGTAGTGCTTCAGATAGGCAGAGATCATATAGCGTGTGCTTCAAAGGACACTACATTTCTTGATACGTGGTCGGGTGTTATCACTCCCGAATTAGGTAAGCAGCTGTCAGCGTGGTTGGATAAAGGCGAAGAACCTGTGCGCTGTGCTGATTGCAGCAAGCTTATTCAGAACACCAGCAAGCGTACTATAGCCGAGCTCGCTGCAGCGTCAACAGCTAAATTTGGTAGAGTGCTCTGTTCAGGCTGCGCCAATAAGGCGCTGGAGGCGATGAAGAATGAATCAGCTCAGACCGTATCAGAATGACGTAGTTGAACAGCTCCGCATTGCATGGAGGGAGGGCTACAAGGCACCCTGCATCGTCCTCCCCTGCGGCGGCGGAAAAAGCTGTATCCTTGCCGATATGGCTCGCCGTACCACATGGAATGGTAAACGCGTGCTATTCCTCGTTCACAGAAGAGAGCTTGTTGATCAGATAATCGGAACGTTCTGCCGCTGGGGAGTGGATATGCGCTTTTGCGATGTAATGATGGTACAGACTGCAACAAGGCGCAGAAAAAAGCTGCCGCATCCCGACCTTATAATGACAGACGAAAATCACCACTCGCTTGCAACAAGCTACCGCAACATTTACGACCAGTTCCCCGAAGTTCTGCGCGTGGGAGTAACCGCGACCCCTATAAGGCTCAATGGCGACGGCCTCGGCGATGTCAACGACAAGCTTATTATCGGTGTATCGGCAAAATGGCTGATCGAAAATCACTGTCTTGCGCCGTATGACTACTACGCGCCCGATGTAGCAGACCTCACAGGACTGCACACGAAAATGGGCGAATATGTAACCGCTGATATTGAAAAGGCTATGATCAAAAAGGCCGTGTTCGGAGATGTAATCGGCTACTATCGCAGATTCGCAGACGGTAAAAAAGCTGTCTGCTACTGCGCAAGCATAAAGCACAGCGAGGCTATGGCAAAAACATTCAGTGAAAACGGCATTTCCGCCGCGCACATCGACGGAGAGACTCCATCTGCACAAAGAGCGCAGATAATTGCCGATTTCCGCAGCGGAAAAGTGCAGATACTCTGCAATGTTGACCTCATCAGCGAGGGCTTTGATGTTCCGGATTGCGAGTGTGCTATACTTCTGCGACCGACACAGAGCTTGACGCTGTACATACAACAGTCTATGCGCTGTATGCGTTACCGCAAGGATAAGCGCGCAGTAATAATCGACCATGTGGGCAATTACGCGCGTTTCGGGCTTCCCGACGATGACCGTGAATGGAGCCTTGAAAAACACGAACGCAAAAAAGCAAAGCAAGCTGAAGAGATCAAGACTAAGATGTGCCCCGAATGCTTCCTGGCATTCGAGCCGCAAAACAAAGTCGGAAAACCTATTATCTGCCCGCACTGCGGCTATGTTTTCCCTAAACAGGAGCGCGAGGAGCTTGAACAAGAGCAGGCAGAGCTTCAAAAGATCGAGGGCTTCCGCCTTAGATATGACGGGCCGGAAAGCTGCCGCACCTATTCCGAGCTGCTTGATTATGCAAAGCTCAAGGGATACAAGCCCGGATGGGCGTTTTTCCAAGCACAAAGGAGGGGGATTTCGCTTGACAGCTGAGCATTCCATTCAGAACGATATCCGAAACAGCACCACGGATATTGCCGTGCTGTTTCGCGCGAATGTCGGGCAAGGCATAACCTACGATGGACGACACTTCGACACGGGACTTCCAAAAGGCTTTTCAGACCTTTTCGGCTTCCGTAAATCGGACGGTCGCGCGGTTTTCATTGAGGTGAAGACCAAAACAGGGCGTATCCGTCCTGAACAACAAAATTTCATCAACAAAATGCGGCTGTACGGCGCGCTCGCAGGAGTTGCAAGAAGCGTACAAGACGCAAGAACTATTATTGAAGGAGATTAAACTATGATAAGAGCAGATCATTCAAAAGCACAGCAGAACGACACACTCAAGCCTGAGGGCGAGTACGAATGCCTCGTCAAGAAAATTGAGGAACGAACCACTCCGAAAGGAAAGCGAAAACTGTCGGTATGGTTGGAAATTCGTAACGACGTTGAGCAGGGCTACAAGAACGGGCTGATATTCCATGATATCTGGGCGAAAAAGGAGCCTAACATGGACGATGCCGCTGTAAACGGCTATAACTATGCACAGCTGATGGCGATAGCGGCGGCGGTAAAGCTCCCGCAGGATAAGGACTATGCCGATCTTAACGAGCTGCTTGCAGATATGATCGGAAAGCCTGTTCTCGTTTATCTGTACCATGATGACTATAACGATAAATATTATGAGAAGATACGCTGGATCAATGCAACTAAATTCCCCGACGTGAAGCATAAACCTAAGACAGAAAGCGCGCCTGCCGGAAGCTACGCTGCGCCTCAGGCTGCTCAGTTTGCGACAGCTGCTTCTGCGGCGGCAATGGAGAGTGACGATGATTATCCGTTCTGATTACGATAATATACCGAGCGAGCTTAAGCAAAACGGTCTGTTCTGTCTGTGGCGTTATGAAGAACGCGCCACAGGCGGAAAGCCGACAAAGATTCCCTATCAGATAAACGGATATCTCGCCGCTTCGACTATAAAGGAGCATTTTACTGATTTCTGTACTGCCGTTTCATACAGCAACGACTATGACGGCATAGGTCTTGGCATTTTTGACGGCTTCTGCGCCGTTGATATCGACCACTGCATTGATGAAAACGGCGCGTTTTCGGACGTGGCAGCTGATATTATAGGTATTATGCAATCTTATACCGAAAAAAGCCCATCGGGAAACGGTGTGCGTATTATTTTTCGTGCAAAGGAGCTTTTCTACGATAAAGCAAAATACTACATCAATAATCAGAAGCTGGGACTTGAAATCTATGTTTCAGGCGCAACCAACAAATATGTCACCCTTACAGGAAATGTCATGTGCGATCTGCCAGTTTTGGAGCGTTCTGCAGAGATAGCCGCAGTAATGGAAAAGTACATGAAGCGCAGCGCTAAGACCGAGCCATCGAGAAAATTTGTGCGCTCAAGTGCACAAATCGGAACACCGGCTTCTGTATCGGATATACTCGAAGCCGCAAGGAACGCGAAGAACGGCGCGGCTTTCTCCGCACTGTACGCGGGAGATATCAGCGGCTATGCTTCGCAGTCAGAGGCGGATATGGCGCTTTGCAATATGCTTGCGTTCTGGTGCAGATGCGATGCTGAACTGATGGATACGATGTACAGGCAGAGCGGCCTTATGCGTGAAAAGTGGGACAGGCAGCAAAGCGGCTCTACATACGGAGCGCTCACTATACAAAAGGCTGTCGAAGGCTGCACAAGCGTTTATCAACCGCGAGGGCACAGTGATTATCGGCTCAATGTGCATGGCGGTGAGGTTGACATATTACCTAAGCTTTACACATTTGACGACACAGGCAATGCGGATCGCTTCATTGATATGTTCGGGCAGGATATGCGCTACAACTACGCTGAAAAAAGCTGGTTATACTGGGACGGCAGACGTTGGGCTTATGATATGGACGGAACAGCTGCAAGAGCCGCTGACTGTTCAGTCGCTGCTATGTCATCGGAATTGGAATATTATGAGCGACAGGAGGACGACACTGCAAAACAGTTTGCGAAGCATATTAAGTACAGCCGCTCTCACAAAGGGAAAAAAGCGCTGACAGATGAAGCTCAGCACCGTGTCCCTGTTCTGCCTCACCAACTGGATAAGCACCTTATGGCGTTCAACACCCCGAACGGAACGCTCTCGCTGAAAACTGGCGAGCTTGCAGCGCACGATCCCAAGTGGTTGATAACGAAGATGTCAAACGTCGAATATACCGATACTGCCGATCACCCGTTGTGGGATAGATTCCTTATGGATATCTTCGGCGGAAACCGAGATCTTATCCGTTATGTACAGAAAGCGGTCGGATACTCGCTGACAGGCAGAACTGACGAGCAGTGCGCGTTCTTCCTGTTTGGTACAGGTAGAAACGGCAAATCGACATTCCTTGATGTGATAAGAGATATAGTCGGTGACTACGCTATGAATATCCAGCCCGAAACGCTGATGGTGCGTTCATCGCAGAGTAGTGGTATAAGTAGCGATATTGCACGACTCAAAGGCGCAAGGCTTGTTACTTCCGTTGAGCCAAACGAGGGTGTGCGCATCAATGAGGGACTACTAAAGCAGCTGACAGGTGATGATACGGTGACCGCGCGAAAGCTGTACTGCAACGAATTTGAGTTTAAACCTGAGTTCAAGTTGTGGATGGCAACCAATCACAAACCTATCATTCGTGGTACCGATACGGGAATATGGCGCAGAATACACATGATCCCCTTTACCGTACAGATACCGCCCGAGAGGATAGACCGCCAGCTGAAGGACAAGCTACGCAGAGAGTATGCCGCTATCCTGCACTGGGCTGTGGAAGGCTGCCTGTTGTGGCAGAGTGAGGGATTACAGATGCCTCGCGCTGTAATGGATATGGTGCGCGAGTATCGCCGAGAAATGGATGTGATATCCGCATTTCTGGAGGATCGCTGTGAAACAGCTGACTTCGCATTGGCGCAGGCAACGGCACTTTATTCCTCTTATACAGCGTGGTGCGACGCTAACAACGAATACAAGATGAGCAACACAAAATTCGGGATAGAGCTTGCAAAGCGCTTCAAGAAGATAAAACAGAGAGAGGGCTGGTATTATTCCGGCCTCCGTATACTCAGATAAGAGAGGGGGGCTGTGACGGGTTGTGACGGGTTTACAGGCTTTTCTAAACCTTTCGCATAAGAAAAATAAAAGAAAATATATTAAAAGGTATTGAAAATCGCACGAAACTCGTCACAACCCGTCACACTTGTATGAATAAAGTGAATTTTAATAACATCTCAGCAGAGGAAATGCGTAAACTTGAGACCGAAGCATGGAACGGCAACCTGGATTACAGAGACTTCCCTGCTCCCGAGTATAAGTTATTCGACAGAGTGGCAGAATTCGGCTATCGGCACAGACACGAGAAGATAGCTTCTGAGCTGTTCCGCAGCGACATTCAACTGGCGCGGAGAACATACGAGAGGGAACGTTCCGAACTGAACCGCAGCCGCGAGGTGTATGCGGAACGGCAGACGGCAATACTCAGGTCCGATGAGCTCCTCTGCCTTATCGAAAAGACGTCAGATTACAACGATAAGCTCCGATATGCTTTAGAAGCACTCGGTCTGATCACTGGTGACACAAAACTTATGGAAAGGAATCTAAGATCATGACAAAATACGAACAAGCGATCAAATACTTTGAGGAGCAGCAGAAGATCCTCGACGATCACTGCAAGCGCGGCGGAGAATTTGCCGCAGAAGCGCTTGAGCATACTAAGACGGCAATCGAGGCGCTGAGGAAGCAGGTGCCGAGGGCGCTTAAAAAATACAATCACATATACGAGGAGGGTATTTGCCCTTCTTGCGGGGCTGATTATGATATGTCGGATTACTGCGGTGTATGCGGTCAGAAAACAAGCGGAATGTTATCTTATTGCACTGTTGTTCACTGCGCCGATTGCTACGAACACACATTTGACGGTCCTGTCTGCAAACTTTATGCCGACAAGGTCGACGAGATCCGCAGGATTCATGAGGAGGGCTAATATGTGCGAAGTATGCAGTAGTCACGAAGTCATGTACATAAACTCTGCCGCTAACAAGCCGATAGAAGCTGATAGCGTTGTGGCTTTATTCTCAGGGACATCTGCTATCGCTGTGTGCATAAGAAGCAAACAAGCTAAGTATTGCCCCGAATGCGGTAAGAGGCTGAACCGAACGCTGAAAAAGGAGAGAAAACTATGAGCAAAGCAGTATTAATAAGCGTGCGACCGAAATGGTGTGAGCTGATAGCCAACGGAAAGAAAACCATTGAGGTGAGAAAGACCAGACCCAAGCTAACCCCGCCCTTCAAGTGCTACATCTATGAGTCGCAGGGGAATAAGTATAACTGGAATGTTAAGGCTGAAACAATCGCAAATAACGATGAAGACCGTTATCTGGATTGTATGCGTGGCGCACCCGATGTAAAGCGGACAAAAAACGGTATTCCGTATTTCTCTTACGGCAGAATGAGTGTTATCGGCGAGTTCACTTGCGACAGCATTTCCGAGTATGAAGCAGAGTTCCACAAAGGAAACGACGTCTACCAAGATATTCGAGAGATATTCCGTGACCCCGACAATCCCGATGATGATTGCAGGGATTTTCGCATTCTCACAGCCAACGACGATGACGATCCGAATGACTGTGAGTTCTGTAAGCAGACTTGTCTGACGTTCGATGAAGTGAAATCCTACATTGGAGAGGAGTGCTTCTGCAAGACGTTTTACGGCTGGCACATATCCAACCTCAAGATTTATGACAAGCCGAAAGAGTTGAGCGAGTTTTATCGAGAATGCCCAGGTGTTGATGATGTAGGACTTTGCTACGAGTGCGAGAAAGCAGTGGGCGACGAGTTTGATTGTGGCATACACCATGAATTACACCTGACGCGCCCACCCCAGAGCTGGTGCTATGTGGAGGAGAATATATGGCTATAAAGAATTACACCACTAAGATTTCCGCAGCGCAGACAGTCGGCGAGATACAGGAAATCCTTGCTATTCACGGAGCCAAGAAAGTTATGCTGGAATACGGCGACCGAGGAACTGTATTATCAGTCGTGTTCTGTCTTGACTGCTTTGGTGCAATACAAGGATTTCGACTTGAACCCAAGACCGCAGGCGTTATGCGTGTTATGGCTAAAGATAAACTGAAATGCGATGAAACGCAGGCAGAGCGCATTGCGTGGCGCAACATCAAGGACTGGATAGCCGCTCAAATCGCTCTCGTAGAAACGGGACAGGCTACAATGGAAGAGCTTTTCCTGCCGATGATACTCGCCGACAGGAACGACAACAATAAAACGCTCTACGACAAATTTAAAACACAGAGCAATCTGCTAATGGAGGAAGCTTAACAATGGCAAAGATATATTTAGACCGCAGCGAAGTGCTGAAGAAAGTTGGATATGTAGCAAGGTCATGGGGCATTTTCGAAGACGTTAGAAAAAAACTGACTGACAAAATCAAGTCTATTCCTGCCGGGGATGTTGCACCTGTGAAGCACGGTAAGTGGAGTTCGGGCAAAGGTGAAAGAGGAACGCCTTATGCACATTGCTCTGCTTGTGGTCAAAAAATGAGTTTTTGGTGTTATGGTTACGCTTATTGCGCATTGTGCGGTGCCAGAATGGACGGCGATGCTTTTGAGAAAGGAAATTGACATGAAGAACATCAAGAAAATCAAGAACTATATCATTAAAAAGCTGGGCGGTACACCTTATGAGTGCGCATTTCCCGAAAATGCTGTATTACGGATACAGCGCCCTGACATAGTAAAATGCACCGCTGTGCAGGTTGCGAGAAACGACCTCTTTAAAGAGGAGGGCTTCATGGAGTTCATGAAGCGAGAACTGGCTCGCGAGCTTGCGGACGGACTCCTCAAAAACGAACTGATGACCATAAGATTTCTCGAAGACAAGTATCGCGACCGTGATGCAACGGAGATCTGCGCGGAGATAGAGGTAGTCTGCCCCGAAAAGGAAGTGTAACGCATATGGCATATTTCAATTACGAGATGGATCGGCTCACTATTCCCGAAAGCAAATTTGGAGGGCATGACGGCACATTGAGATGTCTATGCGAAATGAATAGCGAAGGTCATATACTGGATCAATACACCTGTGCCGAATTTTATACAAAGAAGTGCCACATGAAATGCGACACTTGCGGTATTGCAGCTGCGATAGATAAGCTTGTGGATTACGAGGAAACAGGGCTCTCCCCTGAAGAAATCAAGCATTATACAGGTGAAGGATATAAGAATTACATAGAACACATTCAGCAAGCTCAAAATGAAGCGTTCAAGCATAATATCAATGCTAATGCTGTTCTGATCGGGCGTTTTTTGCGTTATGGATATCTTAGGAATTTCCCCGTTAATGATATTCCGATGATACTTGGCATGCAATGCATTTATACCGATGAATTGCCTGATGATGTACATTTTGCAGTTGCAGAATTACGTAATTTGCCTATAACGCAAAGCGAACGTATAAAAGCCCTTGAATCAGAGAACGAAGAACTGAAAGCAAAATTGAAACAAATCTCTGCACTGATCGAAAACAACGATGTCTAGGAGGCGAAATATGACCCCGAAAGAATACCTCAACCGCTACGGTGATCTCGATGACAGCATAAACTCAAAGCTTGTGCAGGTCGAAAAGCTCAGGCTTCGCGCGTGCTCGGTTTCATCGCCTGTCGGCGGCTCGGGAGCGCACAGCAGCTCCCCTGCTGATCCTGTGGGAAGCATCACTCAGAAGATCGTAGATCTTGAACAGGAGATAAACGCCGATATCGACAGGCTGGTAGATATACAGCGCGAGATAAAGAATACTATCGCAAAGATAGACGAACAGCGGCTCAGGACGATACTTGAGGATAAATACATAAACCTCAGAACCTTTGAACAGATCGCTGTCAGCATGGATTACTCCTACCGACAGATTTGCCGTCTGCATGGTCTTGCACTGGCGAAAGTAAAAGATGTCATTGAATGTCCTATATTACCTGTGATATAATACAAGAGTAAGAATATATACAACCCCGATACTATTCGGGGTTTCTTTTTTTATAACAAACGAATGTAGGTGGTGATCTTTGAATGAAAAGAATTTGATCCGTGCAGAGGATCTAACTCCGAGCGAACGCCGAGAAATAGCCTCAAAAGGCGGCAAGGCTTCGGGTGAAGCAAGACGCCGCAAAAAAGCACTGAAATCGCTGATGAATGACCTGCTCGCAAGCGAGGTCTTTGATACAAATATATACAACAAAACTACCGCGATGGGCTTCTCCCCCGAAGATATGAGCTACGGTGCGGCTATCGTTGCTGCTATGGTAAAGGAAGCCGCTGAGGGTAATGTAAAGGCATTCAACGCAATAACTGACCTTGTAGGTGAAGGCAGCAGCGGAGAGCGCGTAAAACTCCAGAAAAAGCAGCTTGCTCTTCAAGAAAAGAAGCTATCCGGCAATACTGATGAGGAGATCCCCGACGATGGCTTCCTTGAGGCGCTTAACGGCTCAGTTGCGGAGGATTGGCTCGATGAAGAATAACGCTGTATTCCGTTTTAAGCCGTTCAGCCGCAAGCAGAGAAAGATACTCAACTGGTGGTGCGACAACTCCCCTGTTAAAGACAAAAACGGCATTATCGCAGACGGCGCTATCCGTTCCGGAAAGACCATAGCAATGTCGCTGTCGTTTGTGATGTGGTCAATGAGCCACTTCAACGGCAGCAGTTTTGCAATGTGCGGCAAGACGATAGGATCATTTCGGCGCAATGTGCTGTTTTGGCTTAAGCTCATGCTGCGATCACGCGGCTATTCCCTTTCGGATAAACGCACTGATAATCTTGTTATTGTCAGCCGCGGCAATGTAGAGAATTATTTTTACATCTTCGGCGGCAAGGACGAACGTTCGCAGGACCTTATCCAAGGAATCACGCTCGCTGGGCTGTTCTGCGACGAGGTCGCGCTCATGCCTAAAAGCTTTGTAGATCAAGCAGTGGCGAGATGTTCCGTCGATGGCTCAAAATATTGGTTCAACTGTAATCCCGCAAACCCTCATCACTGGTTCAAGACAGAGTGGATCGACAAAGTCAAGGATAAAAGCCTGTTATATCTTCATTTTACGATGGAGGATAATCTCTCACTCTCTGAGCTTGTGAAAGAACGCTACCGCACGATGTACAGCGGAGTATTCTTCAAACGATATATACTCGGTATGTGGGTCGCTGCAGAGGGCGTTATATACAGTCAGTATGCTGATGCGCCCGAGCGTTTTGCGTGTGACAGTGTTCCGCGAGGCGAGATACTGCGCACTTTAAACATAGGACTTGACTTTGGCGGCAATGGCTCAAAGCACGCGCTCGTCTGCACTGCTATTACGGACGGCTATAAAAAAGTTTATCCCCTGCGCTCCGAGCGCAAGGATCCTGTGGGTGTTACTCCTCAACAGCTCTATGAGTGGGTCTACAGCTTTTGCGAGGATATACAAAACCGTTATGGCGCTGTCGATGCTCTCTATGCAGACTCTGCCGAACAAACGCTTATCGCGGGGCTGAAAGTTGCTTTGAATCCGCTCGGCATTACGGTCAAAAACTCGCTCAAACGGCCTATAAACGACCGTATACGCGCCACAACGCTGCTCATGGGCGGTGATCGCTTTTGTATGGTCGCGCCCGAGTGCCAAAGTCTGCACGAGGCTCTGCTCACAGCATTATGGGACGATAAGGCAGTCGGTGCAGATAAGCGTCTTGACAACGGCACCTCGGATATAGACACGCTGGACGCGTTTGAATACAGCTTGGAGAGACACTTCCCCATGCTTATCAAGGAGGGAAAATGGCATTTGACAAACTAAAAGGCTTTTTCAAGAGCCTTGCTAATAAAGGCGGTGATACGATGGAGAATACAGACAAGCTCCAAACAGCGGCAAGTGAAACGATGCAGACAGCGATCGCTTCATGGTGGGAGATATTCGTGGGCGATATGCAGAAAAAGCCGTCACACGAGAATATGCACCCTATACGGCTTGCCGCTACCTCGACAGCGTACCTCGCACAGCTTGCCTGCTCGGAGCTGAAGTTTGAGCTGCCTGACGAAACTCTTGACAGTTTCGTAAAGCACAACCTGCTCCCCAATCTCGACCTTATCACACAGCAAACGCTTGTAGGCGGCTATACCGTCATCAAGCCTTACATAACCACTTCGGAGCAGATATATTTCGACGTCGGCACCTCGCGTGATTTCAAGCCTATTTCATTTGATGAAAACGGGCATATCACAGAGGGCGAGTTCTATCAGCGCATTGCTTACAACGGCAAAGTGTATGAGCGCCGAGAGTATCACTGCTTTGACGGCTCACAGCATTATGTGCGCAATACCGCATGGCTATTTGGCACAAAGCACCGCATAGAGCTTTCCGATATCCCGCGCTGGGCGATCTACTTGCCTGAGGGATATATCCCGTCGGACATTCCTATGATTGCGACATTCCGCACGCCTTATGCAAACAATATAGATCTTGACAGCGAGCTTCCCATCTCAATGTATGCGAATGCTGTTCAACAGCTCCACGACATCGACGAGGCGCACAGCGAATACCGTGCTGAGTTCCGCAAAATGTCCGCAAAAGTGTTCGGCGACACGGGAGTTTTTGACAAAAAAGGCAAGATCACAGACGACTATTTTATCAACGTAGACGGCGACGGCATTAAAACGATAGATCAGCAGATAATGTCTTACGCTCCTGCGATACGTGAAGAGGCTCTGAGACAAGGACTTAATTCCGAGCTGCGCTTGTACGAGATGCTTGTGGGAATATCGGGCGGCACGTTCACTTTTGACAATCAGAAAGGCCTTGTCACTGCGACGCAGGTATTGTCCGATGATCAGACGACATATCAGACCACAAAGCAGTTGCAGAAGCAGCTACACTCCGCGCTTGAAAGTATCGCAAGGATAACAGTAAACCTTGCAAAGTTCTACGGCATGGAAGTCACAGAGGGCGATCCTGTTATTGAGCTTGGCGACAGCGTATTTGAGGACACAGGCACCGAGTACAACCGCCGTTTCCAGATGGTACAGGCGGGAATGCTCCGCCCCGAGCTGTTCAACGCCTGGTATTTCGGCGTACCTGAGGATAAGGCGCGTGAGATGCTGCCGCCTATGTCACAGGCATTCGGAGAATAATTATGCTTACACCCGAACAAAAACGCAATATCCCTACCGCGCTGACCGATAAATACGAAGAGCTTACCGAGTTTATACTACGCGATCTCGCTCGTCGTATCGCAGACGGTGCAAAGCTTACAGATACCGCAGAATATCAGCTGTATCGAGCAAAGGCTCTCGGGCTTTCCGAAAAAGAGATAGCGGCAAAGGTAGCCGAAATAAACGGACTTGCGGCCGAAACGATAGAAGAGCTTATCTACTCAGCGGCAGATGCCGCCGATCGAAACGACCGTGAACATCTTGGCGTAAGCGACTCTGTTGAGATAAAGAGCAGCAGCCCTCTGTACAAACTGTTGAAAGCACAGGTGGCATATACCTGCAGCGAATGCGAAAACCTAACGAACACGCTCGGCTTCGCAGATCACAACGCAGACGGAACAGTGTGCTATCGTTCACTCACAGATATGTACCGCAGGCAGATGGATATGGCTCAGCTCAAAGTCATGAACGGCGTAACTGACTATACCACTGCACTGAGGCAGGCAGTAAATAAGCTTGCAGCTTCGGGTGTGCGTAGTATAGACTATGAAAGCGGTTGCTCGCGCACTGTTGAAGCCGCGACCCGAAACGCGCTGATGACTTCCATTTCGCAGGTGACGAATAAGATCTCCGAACAGAATTGCGAGGAATTCGGCGCAGACGGCTGGGAAATGTCGGCGCACGCAGGTGCGCGTCCATCTCATGCTATATATCAAGGCAGGCAGTACACGCAAAAGGAGTACGAGCAGAAAATACGCGGTCTTGTGAACGAGTACGGCTGTCGCCATGATGTTTACCCGATAATCCTCGGCGCAAGCTCCCCTGTTTACACCGAGGAGGAATTGAAGAACATCGACCCGCCGCCGTTTACATACGAGGGCAAGCGCTACACGGCTTATGAGGCACAGCAGCAGATGCGTAAGATGGAGCGTGCCATGCGCAAGCAGAAAAACCGCTGCATTGTGGCTGATGCTGCTGGCGACAAGGAAGGCTTCACAACGGCAAGCATTAAGCTGCGCCGCCAAAAGGATATCTATGAGGACTTCTGCCGCAAAGCTGGCAGCTTCACGCAGTACGAGCGCACTATCGTCGGTGGTTACGACAGGCACCTCAGTGGAAAGACAGGTGCGGTGACGAGAAAAGCGAGAGCGTTTGACAGGGCGCAGATACGCTTGACAGATATAGAAAATAGTGGTACAATTAGACTACGAATAAATCTTTTTGACAAAACTGATCCTTTATATCTCGACGCTTTAAGCATTGAAGAAGAACCAGGATATGAAGATGTTTGTCTGCATGGTTCGCCTCATTCGGTGCAAAAAACTATAGACGGCTTTTTGACAAACATGAATGCGGCTGAATTTGCTAAATACCTAAAAGCGAATGGTTATAAAGGCGGAGATATCAGGCTTGCGGCTTGCAGCACTGGCTCCGGCAACAACTCTTTTGCACAGCAGCTTTCAAAAGAGCTGGGCATTAGAGTCAAAGCTCCCGACATGGATGTTTATTATGCGCCTGACGAGGGTGTGCTTTTTGTGGGAGCGCCTTATGGAAATATTGGCAGATGGCGAATATTTGAGAATGGAGATGAAATAGAATGATCGATATAGGATGTTTTTCTGAAATGAAATGTTATGCCGATAACGGAAGTATCAAACAGCATATTTCGGAACAAGTCAACTATGACAAGAATAAAATCATCAATTATCTTAAATCTCAAAGAAAAATTGCAAGCTGCCCTAGAGAAGCGATTGACTGCATAACAAACAAGGTTATTTCCCCCAGTTTTTCTGTCTATACAGACGGTGAATTTCGTTGGTGTGATTTTCTGCTGTACCACATCGAAAAATACAACATTTCTCTGCCGTCAGCTCTACTCAACAAAATAACTTAATAAACACCTAAACCGCCCCTAAAAAGGCGGTTTTTCTATATCACAATTTAATATTTCAAGCACTCATAACGGGCTGACTATGCCCGCTGGGTGCTTTTTTTATGGGCGAAAACAGCGCATGAGCTGTGATCGCCCAGCCCAAAACCATTCTCCTTTCTGGTTTTGCAACGTGCGGCAGATTATGCCAGCCCTGCCGCACACATGGGAGCACAGATTATATGCTTTTGCAGGTGCAAATCCTGCTGCTCCCACTAATACCGCACTCCGATAAGGGGTGCTTTTTTTATGCCTATTTTTAAGGAGGACAGACCTATGGACAAGATCATGGCACTGCTGAAAAAGCTCGGTATAGAGCTTACAGCAGATCAGACAAAGCAGATCGAGGCGGTACTCGGCAAGGAGTTTGTAACAGCTGCCGACGCAGCCAAGACAGCTACCGAGCTCGAGGATATCAAGAAGCAGCTTTCTGACCGCGACGCGGATCTCGCAAAGCTGAAGAACGATACCACCTCGGCAGACCTCAAAAAGCAGCTGGACGACCTCACAGTGAAGTACAAGAACGATACTGACGCGCTGAATGCAAAGCTTGAGCAGCAGAAGCACGACCACGCGGCAGAGAGGTTTTTCGGCGGCTTCAAGTTCGCTTCAGACAGAGTAAAAAACTCTGTGCTCGAGGATTTTAAAAAGCAGGGCTTCAAGCTTCAGGACGACGGCACCTTTGCAGGCGGCTCGGAGTTCATGGAGAAGCTTCAGAAGACCGAGCCCGATGTTTTCGCCAAGGAAGACAAGCCCGGGCTTTTCATGGGCGGTACGCAGAGCAATGTGCCTGCTGACAGCAATAACCTGGAGTCGCAGATCATGAGCGGCTTCGGACTCAAGTAAAACAAGGAGGAAATAACTATGGCTTTTAATTCTATTGAAGCAGCTGCGCTGTTTCAGAAGGCTTGTGATCAGCAGATGATCGCAGGCTCGACTACCGGCTGGATGGAGGCAAACGCGGGCAAGGTCAAGTACACAGGCGGCCGTGAGATCAAGATTCCCACTATCTCCACCGACGGTCTCGGCAACTACGACCGCAACAGCGGCTATCCCAAGGGCAAGGTAGCTCTCACCTATCAGACCAAGATCATGACAATGGACAGAGGTGTGGAGTTCCTGCTCGACCGCATTGACGTTGATGAGAGCGGCTTTATCGCTACCGCTTCCGCAACTATGAGCGTTTTCCAGAGCGAGAACGTTATCCCCGAGGTGGACGCTTACCGCTACAGCACACTGTTTAAGCTCATCAATGAAAAGGGCGGCTCCAGCGAGTACACACCCGACAGCTCTACCATATTCGGTGAACTGAAAAACGACATCACCGCCGTGCGCAATGTTTGCAATGCTGCGGATTTCTTGATCGTGATGAGCATTCCTGTTGCTGATATACTCTCTTCGACCAAGGAACTCACCAGAACATTCAACGTCAACAATTTAAAACAGGGCGAAATCAACGACAGTGTGCTCTCCGTAAACGGTATTCCGATCATTCCTGTGCCCTCTGCAAGACTTAAGACCGCGTACACATTCAATTCGGGCGAGACCAATTTCGGCTTCACTCCCACTGCTGACGCCAAGGACATCAACTGGATCATCTGTCCCAGAACAGCGCCTATCGCGGTTTCCAAGACTGACGGCGTAAAGATCTTCACTCCCGAGCAGACTCAGGGCGCAGACGCATGGAAGATCGAATACCGTAAGTTCCACGACCTGTGGGTAATGGACAAGCAGCTTGCAGCTATGCGCGTTTCTGTCAGCGAATCCGCATGATCTACGCTGACTACACCTACTACACCGAAAGCTACAGCGGCAATACAGTGAGCGAGGGCGACTTCACTCGCCTTGCCGCTAAAGCCTCGGCATATATCGACAAAGTAACGTTTGGCAGAGCTTCGCAGCACACCGATGATGAACGCTTGAAG